AAGAAATTAAAATGACGATTAATGGAGGTGGAGAAAATTCGATCTCTATTAATCAGTCTAATTAGTTATATTGTTTTATTATGGATGGTCATGCATTTGGCATACGCATCTAATAACACTATTGCGATCCAAACTAAAGGCACAAGCACTTCAATTTCAATAGATCAATCTGGTACTTCTAACACAACAACAATATGGTGTGGATTGAGTGGTGGTGCATACGCAACACACTCATGTTCTAATGCAACCATGACAATAGATCAACATGGTACTAGCAATACTGCAAGAGCGTATAGCCAAATAACTAATCATAACGACAATCAATTTATCATTTCTCAGGTAGGTAACTCTAACTCTGCATACCTAGACCTAGATGATGACTCGAATATTGCCTCAATAACGCAAGCTGGTAATTCAAACACTGGAATTATCTATATGAGAGGTGATGATAACGTCTATACCATCAGTCAGACAGGCTCAAACTTCTATGCAAAAATGTATGCGTTTGGTGATGACTCAACATGGGCTATAACCCAATCTGGTACAGGTAATCATAATGGTTATATAAAATCATGTAGCAATTGCAATAATAACGATGCCACAATAATTCAATCAGGCTCAGGCGCTAAAGACGGTGACATAGAATTTCGTAATAATCCATCAGATAACAATACCGTCAATCTAACGCAAAGTGGTAATGGTATTCATACTGGTAATATATTAGTTAAGCAAGGCTCATACACTGTCAATGCAACGCAAACAGGCGCTACCAATAAAAACTACACTGTGACTTTAGATTGCACTACATCATGCAATAAGACTGTAACGGTAAATCAATTTGACTAAGAAATTTGTTATTTTATTTTTAGTGGTTTTATTAGGCGCACCACTGGTCTATCAAGTGATGCCATATGAGGTATTAAAACTAAAAACTTTTGATGCCCTTGTTACTAAACAAGAACCTTCAGGTAACTTTACAATTCTTAACATTACTGAAGAAGATGTAGACAAAGAAGGTGGTTATCCGTTTCCTAGAAAACGCTTGGCTGAAATACAAATACAACTACTTGAAGCTGGAGCTATAGGCGTAGGATGGGTAATAGCTTTCCCACATCCTGATAGAATGGGTGGAGATGCAGAGTTTGCTGAAGCTCTAAGCTATGCACCCTCAGTATTGCCTTTATTTGAAACCAATAATAACCAATATCCCAAGACTACTGGCACTGTCATTATAGGTGAAGATATAGGCGGTTATGAAGCACAAGGCGTACTTAGCAACATTGAAGAATTATCAGCAGTATCTAACGAGGGTATAGCGGTAGCTCAAGCTGATGTAGATGGATTGATTAGGCGTTTACCGTTACTAATGCGTACACCAGATGGATGGGTTTCTGCCTATGGAACAGAAGTCCTGAAAGTCTTGTTAGACTCTAGCACTTACATAATAAAGACAAATGAAAATGGTATTGAAGAAATAATAGTACAAGGTCTGCCACCTGTACCAGTAGATAGTTTAGGGCGCAAGTGGATTAGTTGGGTAGAGACACCAGAAACTACATTACAAGAAATGAATGTAGAAGATACATTTGTATTTGTTGGAGTAACTGCTGGTGGTGTAATGCCACAACTTGCTACACCAATAGGTCTATTAGAGCCGCATAAAATACAAGCAGCACTGGCTGAATCAATTCTAATACAGAACAGTCCACAGATACCTGACTATGCGTTTGGCATAGAAATTATTATTTTATTTGTTTCAATGATTGCTGTCTGGTTTTTTATCAACAATCTAGGTATTGTGTTAGGCATTGCCTTAGCATCAAGTGTAATGATCGCAACTGCCATGTATGGTTTTTATATAATTAAACAAGGCGTATTAATAGATGTTACTTGGGCTTTAATCAGCCAATTTATAACTGGCTCTACCGCGTTTTACTTACGATTTAGAGAACAATACAAGTTACGCCAGCAGATTAAAAAGCAATTCCAAAAATATTTATCGCGAGAAATGATAGAAGAACTTCAAAAACACCCCGAAAAATTGAAACTTGGTGGAGATAGAAAAGAACTTTCTTTCCTTTTTGCAGACATTGTTGGCTTTACTCCAATTAGTGAAGCGTATATGAAAAATGATGACCCAGAAGGTCTAGTGTTACTCATCAATAGATTTTTAGATGGTATGTCTAAGATTGTACTTGCGAATGGTGGAACCATAGATAAATTTATGGGAGATTGTTTAATGGCTTGGTGGGGAGCGCCTTTAGATTGCCCTAATCACGCAGAAATGGCTTTAAAATCAGCTATGGAAATAGAATTATTAACTGAACAAATGAATAAAGACATCAAAGAAGAAGGATTAGATTTACCACCAGTAGTCATTGGCACAGGATTGAATACAGGACAATGTATTGTAGGTAATATGGGTTCTGAAGAACGATTTGATTACTCTGTGGTAGGCGATGCTGTTAATTTAGCAGCTAGGTTAGAAGTACAAACAAGAACTTATGACACGCCAATATTAATCTCTGAATTTACTAAAAAACAAGTTGATTATGAGTGTAAATTTATTGATGAGATTAATGTTAAAGGTAAAGAAATTCCAGTTAAGATATACGCACCAATTTTTGAAGGAGATACAGTTGTAAGAAAATTAAAGAAAAACCTTTAATATACAGTTGTTAAAATTTATACAAATATGCTAAAGTTGCCAGAATAATAAATAAAATGGAAAAATAGAATGAGTAAAGTATTAGTTGGTGTTATTTTAATCATGTCATTAGGGGGTTATTATCTCTGGAATGAAAATGCTAAGTTGCAAGCATTGAATCAAGCATTTGAATTGAGAGATCAAGAGCAAGCTGAAACTATAGCAACATTGCAATCTGATTTTAGCGAACAAACAGAAGGTCTTTTAGCAATACAAGCGCGTAGCAACGAAATACAACAGGAAATGAATGCGTATTTGGATATATTTAAAAGGCATAGTTTGACAAAATTAGCGAATGCCAAACCCAATTTAATTGAAACAAGAGCCAACAAAGGGACTAAAGATGTATTTGAGAGCATTGAAGAAGATTCTAGGATTCTGGATAGTATTGACGATGGTGTCCAGTTGCAGCCTGTATCAGAAGATACTACCTAAAAAAGAACCAGAAGTTAGAATAATAACTAAAGCTGTTGAAAAAGTTATTGTTCAACCAATCATGCCAAGGGCAATAGACCTTAAAGAACCTCATTGGTATGTTGTTAGCAGTAAAAATATAGATGAATTTCTAGTAAAAGTAGAAAAAGAGCAAGGACAGCTTGTTTTCTTTGCCATGAGTGTACCTGATTACGAATTGATGGCGTATAACATGCAAGAATTAAAGAGATATATCAATGAAATGCAAGAAATTATTGTTTATTATAGAAAAGTTACTCAAAAAAATGGAGAAAAAGATGAAAATTAGTCAAGAAGGCATTGAGTTAATTAAAAAATTTGAAGGTTGTCGCACAGAAAGCTATAGATGTGCTGCTGATGTACCCACTTTAGGGTATGGACACACAGCAAATGTAAAAGATGGCGATTCTTGTACCCAAGCAGAAGCTGAATCTATGTTAGCTGAGGATTTAGTAGAATTTGAGAATTATGTGAATGATTTAGTCACAGTAGAGATTACACCAACTCAATTTGATGCTCTGGTTGCGTTTACGTTCAATTTAGGACCAAAAAACTTAGGTGAATCAACACTTTTGCGGTTATTAAACCTAGAAAAATACGATGAAATACCAACACAATTTAAAAGATGGAACAAAGCTGGTGGCAAAGTTCTGGATGGTTTGATTAGAAGGCGTGAAGCTGAATCTTTATTATTTCAAGGAAAAGAATGGCATGATGTGTGATTACTCATTTATACTATCCATAGGCTGTTATCCATTTCAGCTTAGGGCGTGGTAGTACCATATTGTCACTATCTAGCTACCACGCCTGAATATTAATCATGCAAAATGTATCTATAAAAGACTTTGATATTCTCTCTCAAGCTGAGAAAGATGAAGCAGTGTCTTTGCTTAATCGTTATGAACAAATTGACAAACAAGCTGAATGTCACGATGATTTTCTAAAGTTTGTCAAATACATGTGGGGTGATACTTTCATTATGGGAAGGCATCACAAAATAATTGCAGAAAAATTTAATCGCATAGCCACAGGTAAACTCAAAAGATTAATAGTTTGTTTGCCACCTAGACACTCAAAATCAGAGTTTGCCAGCACCTATTTACCAGCTTGGATGATGGGTTTAAATGGTGCATTAAAAATAATTCAATGTACGCATACCGCTGAATTAGCTGTTCGCTTTGGTCGTAAGGTAAGAAATTTGATTGATAGTGAGGATTATAAGCAAATTTTTCCAAATTTAAGGCTACAAGCAGATAACAAATCAGCTGGTAGATGGACTACCAACCAAGAAGGAGAATCGTTTTACGCTGGCGTAGGTGGTGCGATTACAGGTCGTGGTGCTGATTTGCTTATCATTGATGATCCGCACTCAGAGCAAGATGCCCTTTCGCCAAAATCAATGGAATCTGCCTATGAATGGTACACATCTGGTCCTAGACAGCGATTACAACCCGGTGGGATCATTATTATAGTAATGACACGCTGGAGTACCAAAGATTTGGTTGGTAGGTTATTGAAAAAACAAACAGATGAATATGCAGATAAGTGGGAAGTAGTCGAATTTCCAGCAATTATGCCAGAAACTGACAATCCTCTGTGGTCTGAAT